GTAAGAGGGATGCTAGAATGAAACTTCCGTTTCCGGAAGCCCGTGCGTCGAAGGGCACCGCCTCTCGAGGTGGTCTTACTTCTCGTACGCCGGAGGTAGAAGTTACCAGCAAATCGGAGAAACACTCTAGTCCCCTCGGGGAAGAGTGAAACTCCAGTCTTTCAATGCTCCAGGGAAGGTTTTAACCGTCCCTAGGACATTGTCACTATTGAGTGTAACGGGGGGGATATATACATCGTATATTTCCTCCGCGCTACGCACTTTTGAACGATCGATATTTTCGGTCCAACCAGGATACCTGGTTGGGCTGATATCGGTCCTGAGTAAGAAAGTCTCAAAAGCCCCTTGATCTACAAGTATTTCTACTTCTAGACCAAGACGCTTTTTGAGCGCAGAAATAAAGGCACTCTCGTCTGCGTCATGGTTTATCCAAGACTCAACCGAGATTCTGCCGATTAATTTGGATGGCACCTCGTTGTAGATTAATCTCCACAACTTGATGTCATTCGTTACTAATACGACCATATCTGATGTTGACCGCTTTGCGGCCAATATCATGATAGGGTCATCTTCAATAATATCAGTCGGCGGTAACGAATATTCGTTACCGGCGATGATATTTTCGTAATTGTCATCAAACCAAGCCTCTAGGTTGCCTAGGGCCCTTTCCAACGGTGAATCGTTGGGAAGGGGTTTGGTGAATCTTTCAAGATATTTAAACTCCGGAAGATCGACTCTTAATGGGTCGGACTTCCGAAGAATTTCAACTATATTTCTTGGATATAGGTCCTCTTCGACTGCAGATGCAATCGACCAGGGTCTATACCCAAACATATCTTTCATCCGGTTACACACCCTCTCAAGGTCTTCCTTGGAAGGGTCGTCTAACCCGATTGACATTCCTTTCACAACTTCAAACAGGTCATGGGATTCCATGACCTGATTGAGGCTCTGAACTCTTTCTTGGAAGAGATATAATGCTTGAATCTTTGATTCAGGCACTAATCTCCCCACTGTACGTAATCTTTCGAGCACTCCTCTGGGGAACAACTTCCATTGTTCCGCAGTGACTACTCGATACTTTTTTATGGGGTCGTCTGTGGGGATCGTTTTGATCTCCACATACGACTCCTTATCGAAATGGGTCTCCCTTGATAGAACTCCTCGAAGTTTTATCAGGAGAGGCTCCCTCTCTCCTATTAACTCCCTCATCGCCGTATAAGCTACGGTCCTGGGGTGTTTCTTTTGTGTCATTAAGGCATTCGCCCAACTGGTTGGATTCCAACCGGCTGGGAGTTTACCTATACTAAATACTTGTCTGGGCAGGTACACAGGTATCTTTTGATACCTGAGTCCGAGACAGACATCTTGGCATGCGGAGGCTATGTTGAACAAATGGGAACATCCCATTTGTCCGCCTGACCTCACATATTCTATGTCCTTCCCCAATAAGGTATATTTACCTTTTGGGTCAGAACTGAAATCTTTCCTGTCTTTTCGAGTATCGATTACCAATCGATACTTCGGAAAGTCCAGGTATGGACTTAAACGATCGTCTTTAAGACGAGCAGCATTGCTCGTCGTATTGAATCGATCGATAGGAATTCTTGCGACTTCCTCACAATAGGTGAACCAATCACCTGTTATGAAGAAGTCATCTTCAGACAACTCATACCCTAGCTGCTTTGCAGCAGCTAGGAAGTGAGCCATCCACTCTTCTGCGTGGGGCCCGGATTTGATTTCGACACCGTCGTCACCATTTCCGGCCCCCACTCCTGATATCATAGTTCCGCACTTCAGATCTGCGTATTTCGCGCAGATGGGATGTGCTAAACTTATATTGGTCTTGGTCAATGGATCCCCCATGGGGATACCATTGACCATTTGACCTCGGTTCTTGCCATTTACGTATATGTCCTTTTTTCCGGGCCATATAGCGAAAATGTCTCTTTTAATATCTCTCGGTAGGTGCATCTTGTCAAAGAGTGCACCCATCGTGAGATGTGCAGATTTATGAGGGGGCCAGTCTGTTGCCTTTCGCCAGTCGAAAGACATCACTCTGACCCTCTCCTCGAATAATATTGCTCCTCGTTTGTGATCCAGATGTGTAATCTGGTCCACAAACTTGTAGCCCAATCTCGCGGCTTGTAACGAGTCCCTTAATAAGGGATCGCTCTTAACCGCTTCTATAGTCATATGTGAGAATGGTTGGAGGAATGCATCCTTATAAAAGGATCCACTCGTCACCACTCTACACTTTCCATTTTCACGGATTCCCGCAACATTTGTTTTCCAAATGTCGGGGGATCCGTTTTGAATCTTTTTCCGAGCCTCGTTGAAGGTCAAATTTCCAATTTGACCTCCAGGATTCTCGACACTGAATTTAGGTAGTGG